TTCCTAATCCAGCACCCATTACTGTAGGTCTAGGCATCTTTGGTGTTATACCAGCAGATTGTAAGTTAGCATTAATTTGTTGTTCATTTATTTTAGGTATTTGCACTGTTTGTCCACCGGGCAAAGTTATTGATTGCATGGGCAAAACCTGTCTTATACCTCCCATTTTAGGATTTATTGGCTGTGGAAACGGCTGCATTGTAGGCATACTTCTGTCTTGAGGAATTTGGTTTCGCAAATTATTTCTTTTATTTATCAAATTTCTAAAAAAGCTCATATTTTTTCTTTAAGCTGGTCTTGCTTGACTGCTAAAAGCCTCCATAAGTTTATACATTAAATCTGTGCCACCATCTCTGCTTGGAGAACCTGTAGGACTTAAAGTTATTATGCCACTATTATTTTTCATGTCATAAGTTCCAGCACCTCTAACAGCTTGTCCTGTCATAACAAACTCACCATCTGATAACATGGCTGGCACATCATCACTGGTTTCAGTGCCTTCACCATTAATCTGTCCATTCATTCTTTCAAAGTCCTCTACAGCTACATTGCCACCTTCAGCATATGCCATTGGCATAACATAACCACCCATGTTGTAACCCATTCTTTTTACAACATCAGGAGCTACTTCAGATAATGCCTCTAAACCTTTATTTGGGTACATTTCTCCACCTTGTGATGCCATCACAACCTCTTGTGGTCTACCACCACTTAGTTGTGGCATTGTATTAGCTGGTAATAAACCAAACTCAGTAGGGTTTGGAGGTCTTTGACCCATCCTTCTAGCCATTTCAGCTTCAAGATTGTATCTACCAGCTGCGTTCATTGTTAGTAAAGGTGTAAGTTGCACACCCTCTTGTTTCTTAGTATCTTCATATGCCAACTTGCCTAAACCAGTAGCTAAAGCACCTAGCCCTAACATGCCCATGCCACTTAGACCACCTTGTTCATTTCTAAAAGATGGCATATTTGCAAATAAACTAGCTGAATTCGGGTCTGTTTGTCCTTTAAGTGTATCTTCAATGCCTTTTATAAAACGCGGTGTACTTCTACCAAAGAAACTGCCAGCACCTATTTGTGCGTTTCTTTCATTTACCATTTGTTCCACAACTGATGGGTCCATGGTTGCCATCATTTCATCAATTTCTGCATCAGAATAAGGTTGCATGCTTTGTTGTCCACCACCAAATAATCCACCTATACCTCTTCTAAAAGCTGGACCTATGCTTCCACCAAATATACCTTTTGTACCCTCTGCTGGGTTAAAGAAGCCACTACCACCTTCTCCACCCCCAAATAAATTACCTATACCACTTCTCATACGTGGTCCTAGAGTTCCACCAAACATACCTGTTTCACCAGCACTTGGGTTAATGCCGGGTGTTCCACCAAAGAATTTTCCTATTTTGCTATCACCAAAAGCTTTTCCTATTTTGCTATCACCAAAGAATTTTCCCATTTTGCCATCACCAGCAAAGCCACCAGCTGCTGTCATGAGGTCACCGATACCACCCTCACCTTTTGCAATGTTTACTACAGCTCTACCTCTGTTATATGCAATAGCTGGTGCTTGCCACGGTCCGGGAACTATAGCAGCAACAGGTGCAATTACTTTGACTACTTTTTTAACACCTTTAGCTATTTTCTTTAAAAAACCATGTTGTTCAGCACCAGTAATTTCATTTAGACTAGCTATACCTGTGCCATACACCATTGATTCTGGGTCAACACCAGCATCAATAGCAGCTTGTTCTATCATATCTTCAAGCACAGGATTGTTTTCTAACATCTCCCTAGAGACATTTATATCACCTGACCTAACATGAGCCATCATGTCATCTTCACCAGCTCCTTGTGATAATTGGTCAACTAAATCAGCTTGAGGTGCAAATGCTTTGGTTTTTGCATTTTCAATCATCCTACCTAATATTTCTTTTTCTTCTGGGTCATTGGTCATCTGCCTTTGTGTTTCAAGTTGCTCCAAAGCTTTTTGTAGCTCCATCATATTTACATCTGTTACACCAGAACCGGGTGTCATTGCACCTTGAAGCATTTGACCACCAACACCAACACCACCCATTGGTGGTATCATATTTGCATCTGTTACACCAGAACCGGGTGTCATTTGTCCTGTGACTGTATCAGGTATCTTTCCTGTGACAACTATCTCATCTACAGTAGGCAAAGGTTGTGCCATACCAATAGCTGTAGGAAAATTAATTTCACCTAAAGCATAATTATTTATAACCTCTTCTGGAGCTGTTCTGTCAGTATCTCTTAAAAATTTGGCAAAAGATAATCCTCTATTTTCAACAGCACTTATACCTTTTCTAGCTCCTTGATTTGCCATCAACATGTTTAACTCTTGGTCAGACATTATTTTTCTAGTACCAGCATCAAGCATACCTTGAAAATCTGGGTCATTCCTGTTTAAACCAGTTAATTCTTCCAAATATGGAACTAATGTTTCTCTAGCTTGACGTGCATATTCAGGACCTCTTGCTACTTGCCCACCATAGTCATATAACAATTCTTTTATGTCCAAATTTTGGAAATCTCCTGTGCCAGCTTGCCTGTTAGATAGGCTTTCAGGCAAAGGTATATCAAAATAAACTGGTGCTTTTCCGTCTGCGCTCGTCATAAAAGTTTTAGGCATAGAAGTATCTCCTGCACCCACTAAATTTTCTATTCTTCTTTCTAGTTCTTCACTTGCCATATTATTAACCTATTGTAACTGATAATGAACCAACACTCATTGTAGCACTAACACCAGTTAGATATGTATTGTGTTCATAAAGATTTCTAAATTCTGTACCATCAAAAGCTTGATGAACCTCTACTGTAGAGTTAAATATAATCTGACCTGTAGCAAATTGCAATTCAGAGGTCTGAGTATTTGTATAATGTTTTATTCTGTCAGGGTCATGTGCATTGAGATTCAACTCTAATACACGCACAAGTCTGTTAAATGTGTCTATAGAAACCATATCTCCTTGAGCTACAGGCAATCTAGTTTCAAGCAACTTACCCATTATCTGCGACCTGAAGGTTGTACATCTAGTCTGGTTGCACCCAACCTCCATCTATAATCTTTTCTGTTGGTTGTGTTGTCATCATCAGATTCAAACCTTAAAACCAGTTGCCTACTTCTGGTTCTTAAACTTGAAAAAGTAGAAGAGTTTGTGACCTGAGTTGTTGAATCAGTAGTCAAGCTTTCACCATTAAAGTTTCTTCTTTTTACTACTATATTCATAGCTGGTGATGGAGATGTTCCTATTTCACTGTCAAATGCCACATCTGGTATTAATTTTTTTACAAAAGCAAAATTTTCACCATCAGATATATCTATATCTGCTGACTCCACAAAAACATTATCCATTGCATTTTCATCATCATTGAAGCCTGTTTCATGCAAGTAAAGGTAGCTCTTAGCTGAGTCTTTACCAGCAGCTATAGGTTTGTTTTCTATGCCAGCATCCAACCAAGCATATCTTACTAAAGAACCAATGCTCCATAAATTTTCTTCATAGTTATATATAACATATCTTGATATTTCATCAGTACCATCTTCTAAAGAAGGATAAAAGAACCAAACCTCAGAAAACTCAGTGTTAGTAGACACATGACATTTATAAGCTTGTGATATATCTAAATCAGAAAAAACATAATCTTGCACAGTACAAGGTAATTTTTGGACAGCTCCATTGTAAAAATAAAAAGCATTTTTTGACATAAAGAACACACCTGTAGGTGCATTTGCCATAGCTTTAGGTCCTATTAACCCAGCACCTTCATTGATTAAATTTAAAGCAAAAGTCAATGGTGGTCCTATAAAGCTCATGCTGTACAAACTTGTATCAGTCCAAATTAAAATTTCTTGTCTTGATTTTAAACCTCCAACAATAGTAGAGCCACTAGATAATCTGACATCTCCAGCACTGTTTGTGCTTAATGGTTCAAACTCCAAAGCATTTTCTGTATCACTGAAAGCTATCAACATGGGGTCAACAGCACCAGTTCTTGCACCACTGCTTATTGGGTCTGCTCCTAGCACTATTAAATGTCTGTCTGTTTCTGATGTGATAACTTGTAAACCTTTTGTTGGCACTAGATTAGCACCTGTAGTGCCTGATAAACTTACAGCTCTTGTATCTAAACCATCATTTTCAACCCATCTATAAATGCCACCAGCTCTAGGGTTTATAATCAAATCTTCTCCAAAGTTGTCATGTGTCCATAACCTTAACTGACCTGTATCAGATAAAGCACTGGTTGCACCAAATCCACCAGCACTCCAAGTTCCTGAACCCCAACCAGCAGATTGAACAAAAACATCTAAACCTGAGTTGATTTGATACACACCATCAACACCAGAACCTCCATTACCACTATCACTGGCATTAGCAGTAACAGTATCACCACTTGTATCTACAGCTGTAAAAGTGTAAGTATTGGCTGTAGGAACACCAGTAATTTTGTATTCTTGGTTCAAGACATTAGCAATTATGTTGCCACCCAAAGAAACAGCACCTGATATGGTTACAAAGTCACCTACTAAAGCACCATGACTTGAATCTGTTGCAGTGATTGTTGAAGAGCCATTTGTAGCTGAAAAAGTTATACCATCTGTAGTAGTAGCCCTTATTGGTGTCACATCATTATAATTACCACCACTGTCAATGTAATATTTAGATGTAGTTCCAATACCTAAATATCTTGTAGCACCTAAAGAAATCCAACTGTGTAAAGCTCTTGCAGTGTCTTGTATTACATTGGAGCTTTTTTTAGCCCAACCACCTAGTTTTTCAACACCACCTTTTCTGAACCTAACTAAATTGCCATCAACCCAACCATTTTCATTGGCATAGTTTGTTTCTTCTTTGTTGATGCCCGGCTTAAATGTTAATTTTGTCAGTGGCATTTTCTAACTCTACCATTACAAAATTGTATTTAAGCTATTCTGATAATTGCAGCAGTGGCGCTAGCTGCTGGAAAAACTACTGTAAAGTCTCCAGCTGTGCTTGTTTTGTCTCCTCCAAAATCAATAGCAGCTAATGCTTTATTTCCATTAGTGCTGTTGTAAAGCAAACAACCTCTAGCTGTTACTGTTGCAGTACCAAAAGTTAAATCTGCAAAATCTACTATAGCTGTAGTGCCAGAAGTAGAAGGTGTAACATTAGTCAAGGTAGAACCACCAGCTGTGTAGTTTGTTCCTGTTACTTGACCTGTTGTTACATAAACTGTTGTTCCAGCTCCTAAAGTTGCAGAAGAGGTGTACAGAGCTAATTTAATTGCGTCTGCTCCATTGGTAAGGTTGTGCCCTTCTACAAGTATTTCTTGTTTAAAACTTGTGCATATTGCTGATGTTATAGCCATTTCTTAAAGCTCCTTTATTATGTTAGCCATGTCTTCATGACCTTGTTGCCTTAATAAATTCACATATGTCACATTTTTAGAATTTATTGCGTTCTTTATAGAGTGTAAGATTACAGTATAAACTTGATTTTGGAAAGCTAATGCTTGTTGTTTTACATGTTCAGGTGCTTCCATAGATACTGCACAAATTTTCTTTGTAGCTTGTTCAGCCCAAAACTCAGGGTCATGTCCTTTGTTTTGTGTGGTGTGTACCCCAACTTCACCTAACTTTATAAAACTATCATTCATCCTTTGTATGGTTCTGGTGGCTCATCATCTTTATGTAAGACCAAACCATGTTCAGCTAATTTTTCATCTATATCTGCAAATGGTTCAATAATCCATTTACCCTCATGTGGCACTGCCACTAATGGTTTTTCTAATCTATGAAAACCATAAAGTCTGTCAGTTGCAACAACATTAGAGTCTAACACTGTTGACCTTGCACTAATCCCTACAATTATATCTGCTTCCATGCACTTGCATATCCAAAATTCAACACAAGCTCTACCAGCTTCTGCAAAGTGCATATTTTCTTTGTAAGAAAAATCAATACCATACAGGTCAATAGCTCCAACTTTATTGAAAAGTGCAAAAGCTATAGCATAAGCTACTGTGTTGTTTAAATAAGCACATTTAGTAGCATTGCAAACATCT